TCAAAAGGTCAAGTTGATCTCATTGAAGACATCACTGTTGAAGAACTACTTGCTGATGGACTCGTTGAAGACGTTGAAGTTTCTGGCGAGGAACAAGGCAAGAAGAAGCTTGATGACAAAGAAGGTACCGCGGATGCTCCAGTAGCAAATGCAGTACCGGTGGATGCTCCTGAAGCGGATCCTGTAAAACCAGAATTCGATGCAGTTGCAGCCGCTGTAAGTGCAGCACCTGTGGCGATGGCGCCACACACTCAGGGAGTTCCTGAGGCGCCGGCACTTGCACCAGATGTTCAAAAGGCAGCTGATTCAGTGAACGCAGCAATTGCTGCGGCTCCTAAAGCAGAAGTGCCCCAGACCAAAGCTGGACTCATTAATGCGATGTATCAGCATCTCTCAACAATGAAGACCGAGGATCTAGCGAGCGCCTACAGCACAATGACAACTCCAAAAGAGATGTCAAAGGCTGAAGACCCCGCAAAACCCGAGGACGATTCAGCAGAAAAGATGGCAGCAGAACCAGCGGCGGATGCACCGAAAGATGCAGAAATGCCAATGGCCGACGATGAAAAGGGTGAAGACGAAAAGAAAGAGAAAGAAGACGACGATGAAGAGGAAGTCAAGGAAAACCTTGATGTTCTTCTCCAGGCTGAAAAGTCACTGTCCGAAGCTTTCCGTTCTAAGGCATCTTCACTTTTCGAGTCTGCAGTAAAGACGAAACTTGCGGAAGAAGTCTCTCGCATCGAGGAAAATTACCAAACTCAATTGGAAGAAGAAACCACAAAAATGGCTTCAGCTCTCTCCGAGAAGGTTGATAGCTATCTTAGCTATGTGGTAAAGACCTGGATGGAAGAGAACAAAGTCGCAATCGAATCTGGTCTGCGTACCGAGATCGCGGAGAATTTCATTGGTGCGTTGAAAAACGTATTCAAGGAAAGCTACATCGAAGTTCCAGAAGGTAAGGAAAATCTTGTTGATACTCTCACCAAGAACGTTGCTTCCCTCGAAGAACAGCTGATGAAGGCCACGGAATCCAATATGAAACTCAATGAGTCTGTAGGCGCGTTAAAGCGCGAACAGATCCTTGCTGAGGCTTCAGTAGGTCTTGCTTCAACAGAAGCAGTCAAGTTCAATTCTCTTACATCAGAAATTGATTTTGAAGATGCAGAGTCTTTCACTAAGAAAGTTCAAGGCATCAAAGAATCGTTCTTTCGTAAGGTTGTTAAAGCAAAAGTACAAACAGAAGAAGCAGTCACTCTTAGTGAATCCAGTTTAGATGAAAATCTAAACCCATTAATGGCAGCATATTCTTCAGCAATTACCCGAACACTTAAATAATCTACAGTAGTAGATTTAAACTAAACTAACATGTATAATTCAGAATTACTTCAAGAGAAGTGGAATCCTATCATCAACCATAAGGATCTTCCTTCAATCAAAGACAACTATCGCCGCGCTGTTACAGCCGTGGTGCTGGAAAATCAAGAAAAAGCCCTCCGCGAAGAACGCTCGGCTAATTCTTTTCAATCATTGCACGAGGCAACTCCTGTCAATTCAGTGACCGCCGCCGGCGTCGCAAATTGGGATCCAATCCTGATCAGCCTCGTTCGCCGTTCAATGCCAAACCTGATCGCCTATGATATTGCTGGCGTTCAACCAATGTCTGGCCCAACTGGCCTGATCTTCGCAATGAAGAGCAAGTACGCAACACAGGATGGCACAGAAGCTCTCTTCAATGAAGCTGATGCTGGCTTCTCTGGTCTCAATTCAAGTGGTTCTGCCGTGGTCAACGGTGGTCCTTCATCTGGTTTGGGCGGTACAGCCTCCTCGATCGCTGCAACAGATGCTAACACTGATAAAGTCAGTGATGCATTCATTACTGGCGATGCAGGTGCTCATGGTATGACCACAGCGCAGTCAGAAGCACTCGGCGGTTCAGGTGCGGCTTTCGGCGAAATGGCCTTCTCAATCGAGAAAGCAACGGTCACTGCCCGTACACGCGCCCTCAAGGCCGAGTACACAATGGAACTCGCTCAGGACTTGAAGGCCGTTCACGGTCTCGATGCTGAGTCAGAGCTCGCTAACATCCTCTCGGCTGAAATCCTTGCGGAAATCAATCGCGAAGTCATTCGCACGATCAACATCAAGGCGATCCTTGGTGCACAGTCTGCAAATTGCACCGTCCCAGGTGTAGTTAACTTGACGACCGATGTTGATGGTCGTTGGTCTGTTGAAAAGTTCAAGGGTATGATCCTTCAAATCGAACGCGAAGCCAATGCAATTGCAAAAGCTACACGTCGTGGTAAGGGTAATTTCATCCTTTGCTCAAGCGACGTTGCTTCAGCTCTTGTTGCTGCTGGCGTTCTTGACTATACCCCAGCTCTTTCGACTAACCTCGAAGTTGACGACACTGGTAGCACCTTTGCTGGTGTTCTCAATGGTCGTACCAAGGTTTATATCGATCCATATGCAACGGATGATTATGTCACTGTTGGATACCGTGGTACAAATCCGTATGATGCGGGTATGTTCTATGCTCCATACGTCCCACTCACAATGGTACGCGCAGTAAATCCGGCTGATTTCCAACCACGTATCGGGTTCAAGACTCGTTACGGCATGGTTGCAAATCCATTCGCTGAGTCTGCCCCAGTGAACGGCGTTGGCACAAATCGCTCGAATAAATACTTCCGTATCTTCGGCGTAAAGGGTCTGCTCGACACGTAATTACGTTTAAGTATTTTAAATACTTTGAGAAGGGGCTCCGAAAGGAGCCCCTTTTTTTGCCTATAAATATAGATGTATGAATAACCTTACCACAAATAAAAACTACCTGAGTCCCACCGGGTTTAAGGTGGTTATCAATTCTCAGGAATTTTCAAATCTCGAGTATTTCTGTACTCATGCCACAGTTCCTGGAATTTCGCTGACGCCCGTGAATATGCCATGGCGTGGCAATCAAAATAGAATCTCGGGTGACCGCATTGAATATCCTGCATTCACTATGAAGTTCATGGTCTCGGAGAATATGGAGAATTACATTGAGATTTTTAACTGGATGAAACTGAATTCCGTTGAATCAACATTTAAGAAATGCGATGTGATCCTTCACATTATGTCGAGTCATAATAACATTACAAAAAAGATTCGTTATGTTGATGCATTTCCAGTTTCTCTGGGTGAACTTGAACTGCATACTCAAAACACGGATGTGGAATATGTGACGTTGGATGCTCAGTTGGAATATACCTACTTCGAATTTCTGACCTAAAAATTTAAGATAAATACTTCTATTATATTATGATTACACTTGATGGTTTGATTGAAATGTGGAAAAAGGATTCTGAGATTGATGAGATGAATCTCGATGAATCTTCTCAGAAAATTGCAAAGATCCATGGTAAATACCTGGAACTTATCTCGATTACGAAACTTCAGCTAAAGAAGAAAGAGCTTGAACAAAAGATCCTTTTAAAGGACAAATGGCTCTACTTCAACGGTAAGATGGATCAGGCTGAGATTGCCACTCGTGGTTGGCCATTTGATCCATTCAACGGTCTTAAGATCATGAAGACGGACCTTGAGTATTATTTTAATGCTGATCCTGAGCTTCAGAAGTCAGAAGAAAAGATTATCTATCTCAAAACTCTGGTAGAAACGCTTGAGGAGATTATGGGTACTCTGCGCTGGCGCCATACTCATATTAAGAACATGATTGACTGGCGCAAGTTTACATCCGGAGCATGAGCGATCTTATTAAGATCCAGAAGAAGAATGAGGTATTTGTTCGGGTGGACTGTGATCCATCTGTTGCAAATGAACTGTCTGACTTTTTTACTTTCTTCGTTCCTGGCTATAAGTTTATGCCAGCATACCGTAATAAGGTATGGGATGGAAAGATTCGTCTCTTTGATTCTCGACTCAAGACAATCTATGGCGGTTTAATTCCCTACATCAAAGAGTTTGCTGAGGTTAGAAAATGTGAAGTAGAATGGGTGGATGATCCATACTACGGAAGACCAAACTCTCAAGAACTGATTGACTCAAATGAACTGGCTCAATTCATTGCGAGCCTGAATCTGTATGCTCACGGTAAATCGATTGATCCACGAGAGTATCAGGTTGAGGCAGTAATGCATGCACTCACAAATTGGAGAGCACTGCTGCTGAGTCCCACCGCCTCGGGTAAGTCACTCATCATCTACATTCTAATTCGATGGTATCTTTCCAAATACGATAAAAAAGTACTGCTGATTGTGCCAACAACTTCCCTCGTGGAACAGATGTATAAGGACTTTGCAGATTATGCCACACTCGATGAAACGTGGGGTGTTGAGGAAACATGCCATAGAATCTATTCGGGTAAAGAGAAAATCAACATTAGCCAGCGTGTAATTATTACCACATGGCAGTCCATCTATAAGATGCAGGCCACATGGTTCGAACCGTATGGCATGGTCATTGGAGATGAAGCTCACAACTTTAAAGCCAAATCATTGGCAGCAATTCTAGAGAAACTAAGAGATGCTAAATTTCGCATTGGTACTACTGGCACATTGGATGGAACTCAAACACATAAGCTTGTACTTGAAGGATTATTTGGTCCCGTCTATCAGGTGACTACCACAAAAACTCTTATTGAACAGAACGCTCTTTCAGATCTTGACATTTCGGTATTATTGATGAAGTATAGTGACGAGTTATGTCAGGCAGCAAAGCAATTCGATTATCAGGCTGAGATTGATTTTATCGTGTCTCATGCACCGCGAAATAAATTTATTCGCAATCTAGCATTGGCGCAGGAAGGCAATACGTTGATCCTTTATAATTACGTCGAAAAGCATGGCAAACCATTGTACGATCTAATCGATAAAAAGTTAAATGAATTGCCCCGACGGACTCGCAAACTCTTTTTTGTGTCGGGCGGAGTAGATACTGATGAACGTGAACGTATTCGTGAGATTACCGAGGGCGAAAAGGATGCAATCATTGTGGCTTCTATGGGTACGTTTTCTACGGGTATAAATATACGTAATCTGCATAACATCGTGTTTGCCTCTCCTTCAAAATCTCAGATTCGTATTCTTCAATCTATTGGACGTGGGCTTCGTAAATCTGATAACGGCGTTGCCACAAAGGTATTTGACATTGCTGATGACCTGCACTGGAAGAAGTCACGCAACTATACGCTGGATCATGCATCGGAAAGAATCAAGTTGTATTCAAAAGAAAAGTTTAACTATGTAATCCATGAGGTGGCGCTATGAGTCTCTACGATCTTGCAGTCATTTTTAAGCTCACCTCAGGAGATACGATTGTGTGTCAGGTGCTATCTGATACGGATAAAAATATGTTGGTTCGTGATCCTGTTCAAGTAAACACGATCAGCGTTTCAACTGTTGATGGAATTCGTTCCTCCACATATTATTCTCCTTGGTTTCTTGGAGCCAGCTCTCGAGTCCATATGATTCGTAAAGACCACGTGCTGAGTGCTGCAATTCCAAACGATGAAATCAAGGAGCAATACTCGGAGATTGTTTCTCATCACTTTGAAACTGAATCGAAAGATCCTTCTATAAAACAGAAAGCCAGCAAATCTTTTAAAAATCCATGGGACGACCTTAACTTTAAGATTGATCCTAAGGAAAGATTTAATAGTTAATCCTAATACTGTTAAGTGAACAGAGATAGATTATAAGAATGATGAGCCAATGTGTACATCTTAATTGTACATGAACATCATTTAGTTTTACACAAAAACTTAAAACTAAGTGTTTACAATTCAAGCTTGATATGTTAGATTGATTCTGATAAATGACTACACCATAATTTTATAATGAGTACCACTGATAATTTAGACCCGAATGTGAAACCTAAAATGACGATCGCAGCAAAGCGTGCGGGCGTGCATTACGTGAATAATAAAGAGTTCTCTCAGGCAGTCGTTGACTATGTAAATCTAGTCAAGAAAGCCAAGGCGACTAATACCGAGATTCCTCGTATTACCGAATACATTGGGCGGTGTTTTCTTCGCATTGCTGAAGGTCTATCTCATAAGCCAAACTTTGTGAGATATACCTATCGCGAAGAGATGGTGATGGATGGCGTTGAGAACTGCATTAAAGCCATTATGAATTACAATGTGGAAGCAGCCACTCGTACTGGTTCTCCAAATGCATTTGCCTATTTTACTCAGATCAATTACTATGCCTTCATTCGCCGTATCATGAAGGAAAAGAAACAGCAGGACATTAAGTTCCGTTACATTGAACACGCTGGCATTGAAGATTTCATGTCTCAATCAATCGATGGACAAGACATCATGAGTGGTTATGCTGATGGCTTTATCGATGTGCTAAAGAAGCGTATTGGCAAGGTCAAAGAAACTGATATTGCCATCAAACAGTTTAAAAAGAAAGCTAAGACTGACCTTGAGTTCTTCATGCCTTCTGAATGAAACTGGCAATTCTGAATGACACCCATACTGGAGCAAGAAATGCTTCAGACGTATTTCTTAATTACATCGGAAAGTTTTATTCTGATGTCTTCTTTCCATATTGCAAAGAGAATGGCATAAAGCAGATTATCCATCTGGGTGATTTCTACGATCATCGGAAATACATTAACTTTAAAGCCCTTCATCATTCGCGCAAGACGTTCCTGGAACCGCTGCGTGAAAATGGAATGTCGATGGACATCATTCCGGGCAATCATGATGTGGTTTATAAGAACACGAATGAACTATGTTCCTTAAAGGAATTGCTGGGTTATTTCGTGGAGAACGTAAACATCATTATGGAGCCAAAGGTAATGGATTACGCTGGCTGCAAGATTGCAATGCTTCCATGGATTAATCCTGAGAACTATGCAGATTCCATGAAGTTTGTGGAAACGT